TTTATGTCATCATAATCTATGATTACCTGTACATTGACCCCCTCGTATTTCTTTTTCTTCAAAAGGTCAAACAAAACCGGATCTGTAAACCAAGCTACAGCCACCCATATTGTATATCTGGCTTCTTTTAACGCCTCGATAATCTGTGCTTGCAATTCTTCAAAAAATACTTCTTGTGTTACTTGCTCCTGTGCTTTTCCCTCACCTACAAGAATGCGCACAGTCTTAATATTGTACTCATCTGTTTCTTCGTATATTTCAAAGCACCAGTCCTTTAATTGCTCAATGTGCTTTTCTAAACGAGCCTTATACTCTGGTGCAATACGAATAATTACATCCTCATAATGCTGCCATATTCTAGTTGCAAATTCATACAAAGGATCAAATCCAATGGATGCCCTTCTTAACAACGACAAGACTTCGCCTTTATCAGGATAATTACTTGCTTGAATCGTCCGCATAAGCAGATCATAGAATTTTTCTTCTGTCATTTATACCCTCCCTTAGACTTTTGCCAACACCTGATATTTTTTTCCGTCCGATGCAGTCTGTACCTTTTCATAATTTACCTTTACGCCATCATCCAAGTCAAGCGCAATGCGGCTAAGGGCAAGATGTCCGATTTTTTCATCATACTCTCTACACTCTTTTAACTGTTTTTGCAATTTTTCCTTACGTTTTGTAGCAGCGGCGGACTCACGTGCATTAGTGCTATTGTCAACCATATCCTGCATACGATTTATTTCGCTCTCATAAATATGCTGCATACGATGCAGGTAATCAACACGCAGGTTACCAACAGTATCCTGCGTATATCTATGTAAATAAATCAATGCCTTAAAGCCGTTTTGTTTACCGCTGTCAAAAAGCCAATAAATAGGGCGTTTCTGATAGATTTTGCAATGGTCTTTAAAGAAGTCCTTTAAGAAATAATTTCTTATAACCTCTCTTGAAGTATTACCGGCATTACCTAAGGCATTTGCAATAAAGTCAAGGTTTTCCTCCAAGGTTTCCGAACCATATACCTTTTTCAGCCAAGCACAAAACAAGCCAACAATGTCATCCTCTAAATATTCTTCATCTGTAATTGGAATTACATTGTCCTTATCGGCTGAATAGTGGTTAGTAGTCAGTGAGTAGTGGATAGTTTGCCAATCAATGCAGTCAGCATCTTTCCAACCTCTTCCGACAAGTTGAATGCAATCTCCACTTGAGATTGCGTTAAGTATTTCAGGCGAACACAAATCATAAACTGTGTCTGCAATTCCGCATTGGAACCTCTGGCAATCGAGAGAAAGTTCTTGAATTCCTTCGTAGAGTTTCGCTGTTGTCCCTCTGCGATATTGGACGGAATTGATACAACCGCTCTCCTCATTTGGTCGGAAAGTGCATATAACTCCTCTTTGGGTAACAGTTTGACCAGCCTGTAAGTTTCCGTCACCAAATCCATCGATTTCTGCCAAACTATAAGCTCTTGATAACTCCTGACTGACATATCTTTCAACCACCTCTCGTCTGTAACACTGTCCACTTATCACTACCCACTGTTCACTAAATTCGCCGCCTGCATAAGCAAGACCGTCTACATCTAAGGAATACCGTCCAAACATACAACCGACAGCATAGGAAATTAAACTCTTAATATCACGCTGTAAATCTGCCTTACGAACAGTTACATCTTTGTCATCCACCTCAGGTGTAAGCTCATCCTGTAAGCCGTATATGTCGATAAAAATGCGGTTTAATTCTTCTTCGTTGGCTTTCAGCTTGTTGAAACGGTCATTGCACTCATTCTCCCACCACTTATAATTACATTGCAGGCTTCCTAATTTCTTCATTCGTGTATGCGAAAACTGTGATTCTTGCCACTCCAACTTCATTTGTCGAGATGGAATAAGTGGGTGATGTTTGAAATTCCAAGAAGTCTCAAAAGAATCCCAATCATTTTTTGATGCTGTAACACACTGTAACACTATACATTCTATTTTATCTTTATGTTCAAGCACAAGTGGCATTGACCTCACATCTTTAACTTGAAAATTTAATGTTGGATTGAGCATTGTAACAATTTCTAAATATACTTTAGAATTCAATAATCCAAGTACAAAATTATATACATTTTCTAAAACTATTATGGTTGAGCCACCTTTATCGTACGTTGCGCCTTCTGGCATAATCCTAAAACTTGGCAAAGCAGATGTTATCAATCCCCATGTAATACCTTTTTTATACCAATATTCAGAATTAATAATTTGCGAAGCATGTTTACCATCTCCATATTGATATATAAATCTTGCTTCTGGAGTCCAATTAACTACATCTTCTAAATTCCCCCACCATTTTCTATACCCACCACCTTTTGCATAAAAAATCCAAGAATCCTTTCCACCAATCTTACACTTATCAATTTCCCAATGTTTTCTTACATACTTACCATTATTACCAGTAACATTTTGGCTAGGAGATTGTGAATATTGATACAAACTTTCATTTGAGAACGCATTAATTATTCCGCCACTCACCCAATATGCCACTGGACTACCGGGAATTTTTGAAAAATTATCCGTGCTAACCTGTGCAAAACGATTTCCAACAACAGGAAACTCTTTGGGAACACCATCCTCAACATCTTGTATTTTTATATGATTGTAAGTTCCCTTATAGCCATTTATACGACAGCTTTTAAACACGGTAACAGCAGTTCCAAATGCAATGCCCATTACCATATTTTCCATGTGCATCAAATTGGTAATTGTTTTTGTATTAAGTATATTTACTCGCATTTTTTCAAAACTGGAAAGGAACATCCAAGACTGCATTGTAACCATACAATTATAGCCATTCTCATTTGCCATACGGTTTCCTTTTTCAATAAATACAGCAAACAAATCAGACTTGCTATCGGGATAGTTTTTCTTTAAAAACTCCGACAACTTTGCACTCATACCGCTACTACCCATATATGGTGGATTTGTCACAACCACATCATATTTTTTCAGCAATATTTTTCTAAGCATCATAATATGCTCAATATCCTCATTGCTTATATAAAGGCTGTTGCTAAGCTCATCAATTTCACTGTCAAGCTTCTCTCCGTCGCCCGCCTTAATTTCAACCAAAGAGCCTAAGGTATCGCAATCCTTAAGCTGTAATACAAGTGACTTAAGCTCATCTGTAAGAAAAGCGGTTTGAATACCTGATATATCCTGAAAATGTGCTAAATTAGGCTTTACATTCCTTGTTAAAAAGCGTCTGTCATACTGTCTGCCCTTCATCATCAAAGCAAAATAGGCAAGCTGATAGGCTCTTTTATCAAGCTCCAAGCCATAGATATTCTTCTCAACAATATGCTTTGCCGCATCCCTTGCTGTGTAGCCCTGACTTTCATATATACTCATAAGCACGTCAAAGGCATATACCAATATGTGGCCGCTGCCCATACAGGGATCTATAAAAACATCGTCATTAATACAATCCCCAGTACCGTGTGCAACTGCCGTGTGCATACCGTGTGCATTTTGGCTTACCGTGTGCATACTCAAATTATACGGGTGCATTGTATTGCTAATATCATAAGTCGCTATCATAGTTGCATTCGAATACCTTTCTCTTATATTTGTCTACTAATTATACCATAATTTATTCACATATTCAATTATAGACAGAAAAAAACACCTTGCGTTTTTTCACAAGGTGTCAAAAAATTTATGCTTTTATCTCTGTTCCGTCTTTGAATGTAAATACCACATTGTCTTTTGCGTAAACCATTATGTTGTCTAATAAGCCGCCCCAAAGGCTATCATCAAATTCGGTAATCGTGTCGCTTTGCTCTTTTATCGTTTTGATGAAATGCCCCAAGGTTTCATATCTTGCTCTGCGGTTCGATATCTCTTTTTCTATATGTTCGTACTTTGCTTTTGCCACATCGTATTCTTTAACAAGTCCATCATAGCGTTTTTGATATTCGCTTTGGCTTTGTGCCACTCGTGCATTCTCGTCAACGCACCTTTGTATCTGCTCCACAAGGCTTGTAATTTCGCTGTATGCAGCTTTCTTTTCTTCTTCCAAAGGTTCAATGGCTGTAAGGCTCTGTCGCACAATTTCCATATTCTGCAGCAATTCTTTCTTGTTTGCAAAAAGTTTATTGACCGCCGTCAAAAACATTGCTTTTACTTCTTCTTCATAGAGATGCGGTGTTGTACATTTATCCTTAAATTTGCTGTTGCACTGATAAACCACTCTGCGGTATTTACTGTTGGAATGCCATACTTTTGCACCGTAATTGCTGCCGCATTCTCCGCATTTTATTTTTGATGAGAATATATCAACTCCGCTGTATCTGCCTTTGCCAACTTTTCTTTTTTCCATTTCTTGCTGCACCATCTCGAAAATCTCTGCCGAAACAATACCTTCGTGGTTATTCTCCACATAATATTGGGGTATTTCACCCTCATTCACTTTCTGCTTTTTTGTTAAAAAATCAACCGTATAGCGTTTTTGTAAAAGGGCATCACCTTTGTATTTTTCATTTGTAAGTATACTTCTTATCGTGGTTTGATTCCATACGGTTTTACCGCCCGGAGTAAGGATATTCTCCGAAGTTAGTTGCTTTGCAATAGCGTGTGGTGTCAATCCCTCAAGATAAAGCCTGTATATTTTTCTTACCGTAACCGCTTCATCTTCATCAATTACAAGATTGCCGTCTTCGCCTTTTTTATAGCCTAAGAAATGGCTGAACGGAATGCTTACTTTACCGTCTGCAAATCGTTTTCTGTGTCCCCATTTTACATTCTCCGATATTGAACGGCTTTCTTCTTGGGCAAGGCTCGACATTATGGTTAGGAGCAATTCTCCCTTACCATCGAAAGTCCAAATATTCTCTTTCTCGAAATAACACTCAACTCCGTTTTCCTTTAATTTTCTTATGGTTGTAAGGCTATCAACAGTGTTTCTTGCGAACCTCGATACACTTTTTGTTATTATCAAGTCAATGTTTCCCGACAAGGCACTGTCAACCATACTCTTAAATCCCTCTCTGTGTTTGGTTGATGTTCCGCTTATACCCTCATCGGTAAATACCGAAACAAACTCCCAATCATCTCTGCCTTTTATGTAGTTTGTGTAATAATCAACCTGTGCCTCGTATGATGTAAGCTGTTCCTCGTTGTCGGTTGAAACACGAGCGTAGGCGGCTACACGGCGTTTTACTGATTCCACAAGCTGAGCGGAATTAAAACGATTTATGGTCGCAGGTATTGTTGTAACCGATTTTACTCTTGGCACTTCTTTTTTCTCCTTCCTTTCATAATCTTACTCATATAGGCTTTGTATTCCTCGGTATGTTTTGTACCGTGTTTCTTTTCAACAAATTCCCTTGTTTCCGTTTTTCCGTTATTGAAATGGAATATTACCTTGTTTTGATTAACTTCTGCTTTCTCTATGTTCTTATCCATTTCTTCCTCGGAAAACTCGCTTAGGTTCAAAACATCACACACCAAGCCTTTCATTGTATGGTCTTTAATCGCCTTATTTCCGCAGGCTTTACAACATCGCCATATTCTAACCTTTCCGCCGTCGGAATAGGTGCTTGCTTGACTTCTGAAATTTTCTCCGCAGCAACCACACTTTATAAAACCTGTAAATTCATTATATCGGTTTGGATTTGAACTTTTATTTCTGCGAAGTTCACTGCAAGCCTTTCTTCGTTCTTCAGTCCAGCAGTCCTTTCTCGCAGTCGACTTCCATTTTTTCGTCACAACTCTGCCATCGTAAAAATGAAATTCCAATGTTTCATTATCGATAACATATATTTTATCAACCTGTTCAAGAAATACATTTTCATCAAACTCACTTAATCCAAGAACCTCGGCACAAACCGATTTTAAAGTAATTTCGGGAATAGTTCTGCTGTCGCATACCTTATTGCCGTTATCCTTTTTGTTTAGGCAAATCCAAACATAATACACTGCATTAGCATCTTTTCTTTGTCTTTTGCCACTTCTGGAAAAACTTCTGCCGCATTTTGCACATTTAATTTTGCAAGTAAAACAGGTTGTTTTTATACTCGTATTTGCAAAAACTCCAAGTTTTCTGCGGCGGGCTATTTCTTCTTGAACTTTATCATAGGTTTCCTTGTCAATAATAGCCTCATGAGTTCCCTCAACATAGTATTGTGGTAATTCACCTTTATTTCTCTTACGCTTTTTTGTAATAGGGTCTACAATATATTCTTTTTGAAATAAAAGATTTCCCGTATATGTGATATTGCTTAATATCTGACGAATTGAACTGTTTGAGAAATGCAGTCCCTTATAGGATTTAACACCCATTTCTTCAAGTTGTTTCTCTGTACGCTCTGCTGATAACCCATTAAGGAAATTATTGTATATCAGCTTTACAATTTCAGCCTCGCTTGGTTCTATTACCAGATGCTCATCTTCCCATCTATAACCATAAACTTGAAATCGTCCATTAGGTATACCTTGCTGAAATCTTTTTCTCGTACCCCATTTTACATTATTGCTTAAGCTGATAACTTCCTCTTGAGCAAATGATGCGAGTATAGACAACATCAATTCTCCGTCACCAGACAGGGAATTAATATGTTCTTTTTCAAATCTTACCTCAATTCCAAGTTCTCGTAAGTGCCTTACCGTTTCAAGCAGATCAACTGTATTTCTTGCAAATCTTGATATGCTTTTGGTTAAAACAATATTTATTTTTCCTGCTTCACAATCCGAAATAAGTCTTTGAAACTCATCTCTTGCATCTTTGCCTGTGCCGCTTATACCGCTATCTGCGTATATTCCGGCAAACTCCCATTCGGGATTACTTTGTATTAAATCGTTGTAATAACTTATTTGAGCCGAGAGTGAATGCAATGTTCTGCCTTTTTCCACTGATACCCTTGCGTAAGCCGCAACTTTGATTTTCTGCGGAACTGTAGGTATTCTTGGCTCTATTTTGCTGATTTTACGCATAAAACCACTCCTTTCCTACCTATTAATCACTCTAAAGACGGCTTATTGCAAGCAATTATCGGAATATAAAATGCCCAAAGTTGGG